AAAAAATAAATTGGTTTCAAGAAAATTATCCAAAAGAATTTGAACAAACAATATTAAAAGAAAAAGAATTAACTACAGCTAAAATGCTACAAGCTGTAAACGATTACAAAAAACAAGAAAAAAATGAAGAAAATATAAAAAAAGGTTCTACAATTAATATTACTAATGATTTAATAGATTATAGATTAGGTGATTTTGTAGAACAATTAAAAGATATTCCTGATGGATCAATAGATTGTATTATAACTGATCCCCCATATCCTTTAGAACATATTGAATGTTGGACAAATTTAGCTAAAGAAGCAAAAAGATTATTAAAACCTAATGGTTTTTGTATTGCTTATTCAGGACAACAAAATTTAATTGAAGTGTATAATAGAATGAATAAATATTTAGATTATTACTGGACATTTTCTTTAAATCATAGTGGAAATTCACAATTAATAAGATACAAAAATATTTTATGTGGATGGAAACCAATAGTAGTTTTTCAAAATGGATTTAAAAAAATTGATATTGTAAGTAAAGATGTTATAACAGGTAGTAAAATTGAAAAAGAATACCACGACTGGCAACAATCTGAAAAAGAATTAATATATATAATTGAAAAATTTACTGAAATAGGTGATACTATATTAGAACCATTTGCAGGTGGTGGTACAACAATAGTAGCAGCTGTAAAATTAAAAAGAAAAGTTATTGCTTGTGAAATAGATAAAAAATCTTATAACATATCTAAAGTAAGAATAAAAAATTCACTATGATTTTAAAAAATGCAAATTGTTTTAAAGGAACTAAATTTAGTAAATGGGTTTTTGAGAATTGTTATCACAATAAACCACAAAGATTTAATTTTGGTTTTACTGATGGAGATTTTATGGCTTATAAATCTGCACAAAAAACTTTAAGATTTATTGAGCATAAAGGAGAAAATGAACAATGGTCATCAGACAACCAAAAAAGGTTATTTACAAATTATTTACCTACAAGAAGTAAAATAATAAACAAAGAAAGTGAATTTAAAGAAGAAGTATATGTTGTTATAACTAAAGATAACCCCTATGAAGGAATGTTAATTTATGATTGTATAAATAAAAAAAGTACGTTTTTTATAGAAGATGATGTTATAAAGTTTATGAAATTTGAAATAGATTTTAATCAAGGAAAATATTGTACAACACCAGATTGGATAAATGAACAAAGAAATAATTAAAGAATACTGGTTAATGGCTTTAATAGATTTTGATGAAGGGGTGTCAATAAAAGAAATGAACAAAACATTAAAGCTATATGAAAGGGAAGAAATGTACGAAGCATGTGCAGGAATATTAAAAGCAATAAAACAAATTAAAAACGAAAGAAAAAATGAAAGGAAAAATAAAAAAATTAGTAGAATCTGAAACAGGTATAGAAGATCTATCTACAAAAAGCAGAAAACAAAGTATTGTAGAAGCAAGAGTAGTATATAGTGTATTGTGTTTAAGACACACTAACGATTCTTATGAACGAGTAGCGAAATTAATAAACAGGGATCATTCAACTATAGTACACCATAGAAAAATATATAGAACATGGGCGGAATATCCTAAAATGTATCTAAACAATTTAAGTTTACTAGACAAAATAAATGATATAATAAACAACCTAAAAACACCTGAAGAAAAAGATATTGATATAATTACAAGATATAGAAATAGAAATATAATACTATCCAAACAAATACTTAATTTAAGACTAACAATCCAAGAACAAAAAGAAAATATAATTAGACTAGAACAATACCAACCAGTAAGATGAACACACTACTAACATTTATTGCTTTTATTGTAGTATGTATAATAGCTATATTATGGGTTAAAATATTTCAAGGCGATTAACAAAAATATGAAGATATTAAATTTATATGCTTGTTTAGGCTGGTAAAACAATACTTGAAACAGCAATAGGAGTTATGAGTAAACAAAATAAAAACCAAATAGAATTATTTTAACAAAAATGGTAAATGTATTAGAATTATTTGCTGGTAGCAGATCAATAGGTAAAGCAGCATATAAACTTGGGTATAATGTTTTTAGTTCAGATATAAATGCTTTTGATAATATAGATTATGTGGTAGATATACTAGATTTTGATATAAACAAAGTACCATTTAAACCTGATATTATTTGGTCATCACCACCTTGTACTTCTTTTAGTGTAGCATCTATTGGAAAACATTGGAATAAAGATCATACACCAAAAAGTAAAAATGCTATTTTAGGAATTGAGATAGTAAAAAAAACTTTATCTATAATTAAAAAACTAAACCCTAATAAATGGTATATAGAAAATCCAAGAGGTAAACTTAGAAAGTTACAAATAATGAGAAACCTACCTTTAACAACAATATGGTATTGTAAATATGGTGATACAAGAGCAAAGCCTACTGATGTTTGGAGTAATAATATATATAGTTTATTAAACCCTAGTGGATGGATACCAAGAGAAGAATGTTTTAATGGTAATAAAAAGTGCCACCATCAATCAGCACCAAGAGGCAGTCAAACAGGAACACAAGGTCTAAAAGGTAATTATAATAGAAGTAAAATACCAGAAGAACTTTGTTTAGAGATATTATCATCTTAACAAAAATGTTAAATATTTATTATATATGTAATCAGATAACTAATTTAAACTGATTTAATTTTATGGATGGTAGAAAAAATAACAAAGGTACATTCGGAAACAAAGGTGGTAGAAAACCAAAAGCTGATGAAATAAACCTAATAGAAAAGTTAAGTCCATTAGAAGATGCAGCATACCAAGCACTAAAAACTGGTGTAGAAAAAGGTGATTTTAAATTTGTACAACTGTACTATAATTACTACGCAGGTAAACCTAGAGAAACAAAAGACATTACTATTAACGAAGATGTACCTATTTTCTTATAATGCAGGTTGAAAGAACCATTGCATTAAATAAATTACAAAAGCTAAACAACCGCACCAAAATTATCAGGGGTGGTACTTCAGCAGGTAAGACTATTTGTATAATACTTATATTAATTGACTACGCTATAAAAAACGAAGGAAAAGAAATAAGTATCGTAGCACAATCAATCCCTGCATTAAAACGTGGAGCATTTAAAGATTTCTGTCAGATACTTAAAGGTATTGGAAGGTATAAGGATCACCAGCTTAATAGAAGTGCTTTAAAATACACTTTTAGCAATGGAAGTTATATAGAGTTCTTTTCAACTGACATACCAGAAAAAATTAGAGGAGCAAGAAGAACAGACCTTTTTATTAATGAATGTAACAATGTAAGCTTTGAATCTTTTAATCAGTTAGCAGTTCGTACAAGTGGAAGCATTTGGTTGGATTACAATCCTAGTGTATTGTTCTGGGCAGACAAAGAATTAATAGGACAACCCAATACAGATTTTATAACACTAACTTATAAGGACAATGAAGTATTATCAGAAAGCATTGTTAAAGAAATAGAAAAAGCTAAAGAAAAAGGTAAGACTTCTACCTATTGGGCTAACTGGTGGAAAGTATATGGACTGGGTGAGCTTGGAAGTCTTGAGGGTGTTTGCATACCAGATTGGAAAGAGATCAATACAGTTCCAGAAAGTGCAAGGTTACTTTGTGGAGGATTTGATTTTGGATATTCCGTAGATCAAAGTTCTTATATAAGATTATACAAATACAACAATTCTTACATATTCGATGAACTGCTATACAAAAAAGGTATGCTAAATAGTGATATAAGCAACTTCTTAAAATCACAAGATATAAAAGAAACAATTTATGCTGATTCAGCTGAACCTAAAAGTATAGCAGAATTAAGAAGTTACGGACATCAAGTATATCCAGTTACAAAAGGTAGAGATAGTATTGTATATGGTATAAACCTAATAAACCAAAATGTTATATATGTAACAAAACGTTCTAAAAACTTAATAAGAGAATTACAGGGTTATATATGGTCAACTGATAAAGCAGGAAACGTACTACAAAAACCACAAGGAGCAGATCACGCTATAGATGCTGCTAGGTATTCTTTAATGATGCAACTAGATAACCCAAACAAAGGGGAGTATTATATTTATTAAAAATATTTTAGTTAATAACTTGTTTATATGTAAAATAGTTGTATATTAGTGTATAATTAAAAACAAACTAACTAAAACAATCAAATGAAAAATCCTACACTTTCTTTCTGGCATCCAAATACAACTTATTTCTGGAATCACGAATACAGACACGAATTAAGATCCGCAAGTATTATAGAACAAAATAAAGTTTTAAGATTATTTGTAAATAATAATTTAGAACCAGCTGGTAAATCAAATAAACATTTATCTATAATAGAAAGTATTATAAACTAAAAAAACAATAACAATGGAAAATACAGAAACAATATTAATAGAACATCAAAAGAAATCTGTTAGCAATGCAATAACAGTTGGAAAAACAATAGGTAAAATTCATAACCTAAAACAAGCAGTTAAATTAGATTTTAATAAACCCTATTTAATTGCTGCAATAGAAGAACTAGAAAATCAATTAGATAAAATAAAACTATAATTATGACAGTATTTGATACATCACATTTAAGTCCAGAATCAGAAAAAATGCAAAAAGAGTTAGAACCAACAGAATCAGAAAAAATGCAAGAAGAGTTAGAGCCAATTAAACAAATTAAAAAAAGAATTAAAAAGAAAAACGTTTAAAGATAATTTAAATAAATACAAAGATTTTATATAATTTAAAAACAATAATATGAAAATAATTAAAGAAGTATTTGCAAAAGAAAACAGAAAGCAAGCTATCCAAATGGTAGTAATACCTTTAGCATGGTTTGTTATATTTTATACAACTATCTATTCAATAGCTTGGTTAGATTACAATATCTTTTACTAATGGAACAATATGAACCCTGTAATTACTGTGAAGAACCTACTGATAGTTTATCTGGGTATTGCAGTTCATCATGTAAAAAAGAACACAACTATACAGCTTATGAGAGATAGTAAACACCATACAGATGATAAGATACGTTCTTGGGCTTTTGCTAATAAGATATATATATCAAGTCATGCAGTTTGGAATGACGAAGGACGTAAACCCCAAGACTTACAGATAGTAGTAAATTACTGGAAGTTTATCACAAGGGGAAAAATACTATATAGTCAAAAGAAAAAAGACCTACATATAATAGAAAATAAAGTAAAAGAATTATATAGACATTATTATGAAACTTATTTAGAAAACCCTAAAGAAGTAAAAATTTAGTTAGTGTTTAATTAAGTTGGGATGAAGGTAGCAGAAATGTTACCTTTTTCTTTTTATACAAATAACTAAATTAGTTATTATTAATATATGAAGTTAAACATAATAGTTCCAGATAGCTTAAATGAAATTACATTAGAGCAATACCAAAAATTTACAAAGCTAAACACTAAAGAAAATGAAGGGTCTGCTTTTCTACTGCATAAGATGATTGAAATATTTTGTAATGTAAACTTAAAAGACATTGCAACAATCAAATATAATGATGTGCAAAAACTAGCAGAACACCTAAACAAAATATTTGATGTAAAATCTGAATTAATAAACACCTTTAATTTAGATAATATAGAATATGGTTTTATTCCAAAATTAGATGACATGACATTAGGTGAATATATTGATTTAGACACTTACTTGGGTGATTGGAATAATATTCACAAAGCAATGGCAGTACTATATAGACCAATTAAACATAAAAAACAGCACCGCTACCAGATACAAAATTATAAAGGTACAAATGATAAACTATTAAAGATGCCTTTAGATATTGTAATGGGATCAATGGTTTTTTTTTACAATTTAAACAACGAGTTATTGAAAATTACCCTGAACTTTTTAGACAACGAGATACCGAACAACCTGACCTCTCATCAACTGGAAGCTTTGGAGAGAAGTGGGGTTTCTACCAATCAGTTTGGGGTCTTGCTAAAGGGGATGTTACCAAGTTTGGTACAGTAACTAAATTAAATTTTCATAAATGTTTATTGCATTTAGTATTTGAAAAGGAAAAAAACGAGTTAGAAAAAAGATTAATAAAACAAAATAAATGAAAGGCTTTTACAATTTAACAAATAAACTAAAAGATACATTAGCAGCAGAACCTTTTGTTACTACTGTTACTTATGGATCATTAGATGATGTTGATTTAAACAAGTTAACCATATTTCCTTTAGCTCATGTTATAGTAAACAACACTACAATAGGAACTAATACTTTAACTTGTAATGTTTCTATACTAGCAATGGATATAGTAGATATTTCTAAAGATGCTGTTACAGATAAGTTTGTAGGAAACGACAACGAACAAGACATACTAAATACACAATTAGCATTACTTACCAGAGTAGTTAATTTACTTCAGCGTGGTTCTTTATTTGAAGATTTATATCAAGTAGAAGGTACTATAAATTGCGAACCGTTTGTAGATAGGTTTGAAAATAAATTAGCTGGATGGGCTGCAACAATGGATATAATAATTCAAAATGATATGACGATATGCAGTTAAAGGAAATGAATAAGGTTTTAAATGCCTTTGGAAAATATGTAGTACAACAAGCAAGAACAAGGCTAACAAAAAACAAAGCTAAAAAGAAAAGGGGATTTGCCTCAAGTAATACAGGAGAATTATATGATAGTTTAAATTACCGAGTTGAAGATACAGCACAAGGTTCTAGGATATATTTTGACATGGAAGAATATGGAATGTTCCAAGACAGGGGAGTAAGCGGTACAAAACAAAAATATAAAACACCTTTTAGTTATACAACTAAACAACCCCCATCAAAACCAATTAAAAAATGGGCTAAATTTAATAACATAAGATTAAGAAATAAAGAAGGAAAGTACACGAAAGGAAATTATAATACCATAGCATTTTTAATAGCAAGAAGTATAAAAGAAAAAGGTATTAAACCCAGTTTATTTTTCACAACACCTTTTAAAAAAGCCTTTCAAAATTTACCTAATGACTTAGGAAATAGTTTTGGGTTTGATGCAAATAACTTATTAAATAAATAACTATGACAAAGATAAATGCAAGAAGCCCATACTTTTTAAGTTATGCTGAACCTACTGTACCTTCACCAGAATTTACTTGTGATGTAGCAAAGGGTGCTTCTTTTAGTTTAACTATAAGTCAAAGAGGTGAAATAAGTTATACAGAATTATCTTATGGAACTATTGCTTTAATATCTAGTTCGGATTCAGATTTTGCTAATGGTAAATTTCCTGATGAAACTGTACCAACTTCAAGAACTGTAGTTTTAAAAATAGCAATACCAACAGGATTTTCTAATAGCTCAGATAATTTTTTAAATTGTAGTATAACAGAACAGCAACCAGCTTATGTTTCAGGAACAACTTGTACAGCTAATACTACTTTGAATGGAACAATAGCAAATCAGTCTTTAGTAACAAACGGCACAACAACAGTAGCATTAGATTTATCAACAAAATTTACAGCTGGATCAAGTGCAATAACAGGTTATAGAATAGTAAATGAATATGAAAGTTTAATAAGTGTAACAGCGGTTACCTCTACAGGGGGTTCTAGTCAGTCAATACAATTTACAACTCAAAATAATTGTGGAGTTGGTTATGTTCAAATATATGCAATAGATGCTTTAAATAATAGTTGTGATGTTTTCCAACAAGCACAGATAACTGTAACAGGGTGTAGTACTAATTTTACTTGTACTGACATGAACTTACAAGGTGGTGCAGTAGCTCAAGGTGGAGTTATTACAATGCCAACAGGAACGCAATTAATACCAGCTACAGGATCGGTATCTGTAAACTCAGATGGTAGTAGTCCTATAGCAGGAAGCCAACCTTTTAGTACAACTGCAAACAGTGGTGGTGCTGCTCAATCTGTTACTTTATATTTCAAAACCACAATTCCTTCAGGTTATAATAATTCAGGAGATTTATGGTGTTCTAAAGTTTTTACTCAACAAGCTGCAAGTACATTACCAGCTTTTGCATGTGCAACTGCAAACCATACAGATTACACTATAAGTTCTAGGGGTTCTATAAATAAAGGACAAGTTCAATTAGGAACTATAAAATCTTTTAGTCCTATTGGATTTGATGAAGTAAGTGCAGACACCCCACAAACAGTAACCTTTACAATTACTTCACCTAACGAATCAACAGTATATAGTAATCCAAATGTAGATATTACTTGTGCAGTAACAATACAACAACCAGCTTACACAGCAGCATG